ATATATGAGTCTCGATTAAGTTCGGAGACACACAATTTTTTGTCACTTAGAACGGGTGACAGCCCCGTTAAGATATATGCATCATTTGATGACAAAATCTAATCTTTTATTAATAATAACGGGTGATAGCCCCGTAAGAACAATGCGTTCGTATTGATGAAATGAGTGTGTTAGACTCAGTATCTAGGATACTTTTCTAAGTTTATTGGAAAAATTTGATAAAGAAATTTTTCTTGGTTCCTCACCAGCAGAGAGGGTTATAGGTGCTACAGCACCTCAAAAACTGTACGTTTAGTAAAGCGTTATTTTACCCCAAATTTTATGTTTATATAATGTCAAATTAGTCTTTTCGTAAGAAGGGATTTCACTAATTGTTTAAAAGTAAATCTTGTGTATGTTGCCATTTTATGGTGTCGAGCACAACGGGATTAAAACCCGTACTTTTGTATTTGTATTACTTCTATTTCTAATAAAATTAAAAATAAAAATCTATTATGTATTTTGATTGTATAAACAGCAACCGTTACCACTTTATGTGGCGATTTGCGCGGGACTAATCAACCCGCCTTCGTGTTCTAGTACAGACTTCTTTTGATACGTCAATTGAAGAAAAGACTTTTACATGTCGAGCAGCCCTAAATCGTTGCATTATTCCTCGAAACATGGGAGTAATGTAATTATACATATTTGCTTCGATTAATTATTGTCCAATTGGACGACACTGATATCGGACCCCAATAAAACCTTCTATTCTAACGAAGATCCAATTACTGGTAGTGAAGTTTTAGGTTTGAGGCATAGATATCCGCCGTGCGAAAAATAGAGTCCGCACGATTGCAATAATTAAAAGATTCAAATTGATATAATTGAAACAATAATTCTTCCCCAGAATATGCGTTTCATAGCTTAGTACTGTTATACGATTTTAATCACATAACTATATATATATATTTAATAAAATAGTCGAAAATGAGAGAAAGTTCGAAGTTCTAATTCCACCATGAACAATACAACTAACGGAAGAACGAGCTGCCATGGGGACAACAAAAACGATATTGCGGTGAAACGCCGCTCACTATATTCTCAATACATTGAGAACTTACTGCGTCCAAAGATGCGATCACGAGTATGTTGTGATGTGCCAGAAGCTTTGACAGTAAGAAAACAATACACGATTAAAGGATATAATCAAGAAAGAAGAATCTACGATGTAGATGAATTATTCAAATTTCTACAAGATTATCATCCAGATTTAGTCGCTCTTAGGAATAGTGATATTTGGATATCTGTTATTGCAGCTGGAAACATTTTGCGTCCAGGTAATAAATTATCCGATTACAATTTCTGGCATACTGACATTTATTGTAGTATGTTAACAATATCATTTTACCCTCGTTTTAGAGGAGGAGCCGTTGAATCGACTCTTAAAATACCCAGTGATAAGCTGGAAGCAGCAGCATTAGTTGCTGACCTTCAGGGTGTAAATACCCATTTCATGGAATTAATCCATAAATTCACAGAGCATTTGAAGGGTGCTCAAATTGACATTGATATTGTCAATTTAATGGAGAATATTCTCCTACTAGCTATATCTTTAGCTAGGTCTCGTGATATAGTCGATATAACTATATCAGCAGTAAGTTTTATTAAAACATTCTGCAATGGATCGCTGTTATCAGCGTTCAGGAAAGAATTTGGTATATTTATATCGGATTTATTCCCAGAGGTACGTGTTCAAGGAGTGAACACTGTAGAAAATTGGATCACTGGAGTTGAGAATTTCAGGGATTTAATTAGTAAGTGGGAGGAGTTGAAGGATACCACCATTGTGAAAAAATTCTCAAAGATAATGAATTATTTAGTTGCTTTTGGAATGTTTGCGCATTTTGGTATTGAATGTGATGAAGATACAACTCAAAAGATGAATGATGCCGCAAAACGTAAGTGGGTTGGTGTTGATTTTGTTTTTAGTTTGATTGATACTATCACATTCACCCTGCAACGAGTCCTAATGTTCATCAAGACTGGAGAATGGAGTGTTTTTCTCCACGGACCTAGTCAATACTTACAATGGTATGATGATTGTTTAAAAATCAAAAGAGAAGCCCACTCATTAGGAGATCTTGAATCTCAAGGAACTAATTATTTTAAATTTGTGGATTCTCTTAAATGTGCCATTGATCAAGGTAAGGCCATTGTAAAGTTCGGCTCTAAGAAAAACACAACAGAATTTAGAGCAGCTAGAACTATGTTAAACGATGTTATGATTATAGAGGCAAATGTTTTAACCAAGAAAGCTGCACAGCAATCTCGGCGAACACCTTTTGCTCTACTCATTCATGGTCGATCAAGTATAGCTAAAACGCACTTTACAAATATGATGTTCATTTATCATGGTAAATTATTGAAACTGCCAATAGATAGTACTTTTAAGTACACAAGAAATCCTGCCGAAGAGCATTGGAGTGGTTTCGATTCGAAGTGTTGGTGTATTCAAATGGATGATATAGCTTATTTGAGTCCAACTCAAAATGTAGATCCAACACTTAATGAAATCATTATTGTAATAAATAGTGTACCTTTAGTTCCTAAGCAGGCAGCTTTGGAGGATAAAGGTAGAACCCCGGTTAGAGCTAAATTAGTTCTGGCCACAACAAACACTAAGGATATTAATGCTCATGCATACTTTATGTGCCCCTTAGCTGTGCAAAGGCGCTTACCTTGGGTTATTACATTAACTGTAAAACCTGAATATAGACAAGCAGATTCGCATATGGTTGATCCAGCGAAAATCCCTTCACCTAAAGAAGGATGGCCTGATATTTGGTTTATTCGCGTAGACCGGGTAGTATCAGCAGGCACACATGGCGGTCGAGAGATGGCCAAACACGAATTAGTGAAAGAATTTTCTGATGTTAATTTGTATCTTGATTGGTATAAGGAGGTAGTATTTACCTTTGAAAGAAATCAAGGCAAATCGATGAAAGATGAGATGGCAATGAAAGATTTTGTACTATGTGATTTGTGTAATCGAGTTAAGTGCGATTGCGTAAAACTTGATGATAGTTCATCATCGGATGAGAAATCAGAGTCTGGTTCATTAGAGTCCGATTCTGGTTTGAGTTCTTGTTCATCGGAATATTCATCGTTATCGGAGAGTTCAGGAATTTCTGAAAATACTAAGATATTTTTTGAAGAAAACGAGACAGAGCGTTTGCGCGCTGCTTATACACAAGTGGATAAAACTGCTAAAGAAGCTTTTGAGGCAATTAAACCACTATCAACTCTACTTAAGGCTAGAGAAGAAAGAGTTAATGCGCAACTAAAGGAGGCAGAAGACAAATCTGATGAATCTTGGGATGCTAGAGTTAATATTCAAGGTGGTAGAGAGGTTCTCTTACCTAAAGGCTACGAATATGGAGACACATTTGCATACACGGAGCATGAAGGAGGATCAACCTATATCGATTCTTATTTTACTGACGGAACATCCAAACAATATTATTGTAATAAACGGGTGATCAATAGAAGAGGTGAAGAGATTATGAATTCCACTGGACCAGTGGACGTTGTCAAATCACTTATTGTAAAGACAGAGATTGAGTCAGGAGAAGATATAGCTGATATTTTAGATGTAGTTTATGAAGAAATGAGAAAGAGTACTAAGAGTTTAGGTTATATTGATATTATTATGAATAAATGTGTTTGTACGTTTTTATCATGTTATCTTCGTTATACCATGTTTAGAAATTTCACTGACTGGGTTTGCGGATGGACTGTTGTTCGTAATGTATATTGTTGGTTTGTCCTCCAATATATGCGAGAGAATAGTCAATTACGCCGAGCTATGCAGTTCATGGGAAGAATGCGTGAAATTGCTTATATGAATAGAAAATGGATAGGAGTGGTAGCTGTTCTCTCGGGATCAGCGGTACTATTCTTAGCCTATAATAAATATAAAAATAAAGATAAAGAAAAGAGTGCTGAAATTACACCGGAAGAACAAGCAGTTGTTCTCTCGGTTAATACCACGAATGAATTTGTGGAGGAAAAAGCACCTGATCCTATTATAGAAGAACCAAAAGTTGAGGTTCAAGGAAACAAACTCCCTGTGCCTTCAAATTTCTTCAAAAAAGATGAAAAGGAAAATGTTTGGAAGCGTGATGATTACGAAACTACAACATTTGATGTGAATGTGGCATCTTCGAATTATGCATCATTGCCTTATGAACAAGTTCGAGCTAAGATTTATCGAAATATGGCTCGGATGATGGTTCATGGAGATAAGATGAGAATTCCTGGAAATGCTTTCTGCGTCGGTGGTCATTTGTGGGTTACCAATAATCATTTGATACCGAAACAAAATGTAACACAAATCACTTTCATTGTTGAACCATTAGTTAATGGAGTGTCACGTAATGTAACATTTTCAGTAAAGGAATGTGATTTTTACCGAGATGAAGAAAACGATTTGATCTGGTTCGAATGTAATGTCGTTGATGTGAAAGCTGATCTGACTAAACTTATAGCTGAAGATACTTATGATGGAACACTTAGAACCCATTTATTGGGTATTTCTAAGGATGGAAAATATGAGGATAGAACAGTTAAAGCTTGTCATCGAGCAGTTGTTCGCTGTCGCGACTTAGAAGCAGCTTATCGATACTGGGTAGGTGAAACGGATGTGGGAACAGTTAATGGTGATTGCGGATCAGTGATGATAGTGCATTTACCTCAAACTATAATCCTCGGAATCCACCAAATGGGTGGTAACGTTGATGGAAGTGAGATAGTTTTCTCAGTTCTATTGACTCAGAGACGTTTACAAATGGCAAGAACCCATTTTGTTAAACCTATCATTCAATCTGGAGCACCTATGCTAGAATCAGATAGTGTAAAGAAAGAGGTAGGACCCTTGAGCCATAAAAGCCCATTCAGATTTTTACAATCTGGAAATGCAGCTGTTTATGGTTCTTTTAAGGGTTTTAGTAATGTTCCACGATCAAAGGTTAAATCTACCCTCCTTGGAGAAGAAATTAAAGCTACACGTAATTGGGAGGTTCCATTTACCAAACCGGATTTAAAGTCATGGGTTCCATGGCATTTAGCTGCAAAGGATACGGTGGATCAATCAAAAAATATAGAAACAGATGTATTAGAAAAAGCAACGAAAAGTTTTCTTAAAGATGTAATTTCAGGTTTATCTAAGGAATCTTTGGATACTTTGCAAGTTCTTGATGATCATGCAGCAATTAATGGTATCCAGGGAGTCAAATACATAGATAAATTAAATTTTAATACATCCTTGGGAGAACCTTTTAGGAAAAGTAAAAAATATCATCTACTACCTTGCCCTACTGAAGAATTACCGGACGCTAAGTTTTTTAGCGCTGAGATAATGAGTCGAGTGCGGGAAATTGAAGGTAAGTATGAGAGAGGTGAAAGAGCTTATCCAGTTTTTGCTGGTCAGCTCAAAGATGAGCCTCGTCATGTGGAAAAAGTAAAATTAGGCAAGGTACGAGTCTTCACAGGCTGTCCAACTGATTGGGGAATTGTAGTCAGGAAAAATCTTTTGACATTTGTCAAGGTGGTGCAAGAGAATAAATTGTTATTTGAAGCAGTACCTGGGACAGTTGTGCAAAGTTTGGAATGGGAACAATTCCGAGATCATTTGACTGAATTTGGAGAAGATCGTATTGTTGCTGGAGATTATGGAAAGTTTGATAAAAAGATGTCACCGAAAATTATCTTGGCGGCGTTCGATATAATTGTAGGTGTGTTAAAACATGCTGGTTGGACTGATGAAGAGTTATTACCAATATTATGTATTGCAGAGGATATTGCTTTCCCTGTAGTAAATTTTAATAATGATTTGGTAATGTTCTATGGTTCAAATCCTTCTGGACACCCTTTGACTGTTATTATTAACAGTTTAGTAAATTCATTGTACATGAGATATTGCTACATTAAACTTAACCCTGATGAAGATTGTTCTTCATTCAAGGATAATGTTAATTTGATTACTTATGGAGATGATAATACTATGGGAGTTTCTGAAGAAGCAGAGTGGTTTAATCATACTGCAATTGTAGGAAAACTTAAAGATATTGGTGTAGAATATACCATGGCTGACAAGGAGAGTGAGTCTGTTCCATTCATTAATATCAGTCAAGTTGCGTTCCTTAAACGGACATGGCGATTTGATAATGATATTAACGCTTGGGTAGCTCCTCTTGATGAAGAGTCGATTAAAAAGATGTTAACCGTGTGTGTAGCTCCAAAAATCTCAATGGAAGCACATATGGTAGCTCAATTTGTTGCAGCTGTAAATGAATATTTTTTCTATGGAAAAGAAAGATTTGAGGCTGAAAGAAATTGGGCGCTTAATATGATTCAGAAGCATGATCTGGGTAGCGAAGCAAAACTCAATCCAATTCCAAATTGGAAAGAATTAGTTGAGCGCTTTGAGAAAGCTTCAATTGGAATCGATATTAAGCGACCTCGTGATCCTATTGCACACGAGACCGATTAGGTAAAAACAAGCATAGGATATATATGTGATCTGCATTTGTATATTTCATTTCTTTTATATAATGATGAGTGTGCATGTATGTATATAACCCGCGGCTTAGATCGCTCGCCTTTTTAGGTTTGAGGATACTGGGTGTCCATTAAAAGAAAACCCTTCTTATGGAATGAGTAAACCATTTGAAGTTACAAAAATTACTTGCTAAAAATATTGAACAAATAAAAAATATGCTCTTGCCATTTATGCAAGAAAGGATTCGTATGGTTTCCTTCAAAACAACCGTACAATCTTCCAATGAAATGGGAGGTTCTTCTCAACAAGAGCAAACCTTAGAATTCAAGGATGAAAACAGTGGAGAGATGCTAGATATGTCACACGCACCTATGAGATATGAAATTCAAGATTCAGTTACTGAGGCAGACTTAAATCAATTTTTGAGTCGACCAGTACTAATTGATGAGCATACTTATAATGGTGCTGATGTTGCTGGTTATAATTATTCTATTAATCCTTGGCATGCGTATTTTAATACCACTGCCATTAAGAAGAAATTGGATAATTATGGATTTCTTCGTTGCAATCTTCATTTGAAGTTTGTGGTTAATGCAACTCCATTCGTTTATGGTTCTATTAGGGCGTGTTATCGTCCTTTACAGAACTTTACTCCGGAGAGATTTGCACCAGACCTTGTTGAGAAGGGCGAACTGATACCTTATTCGCAATATCCAGGTGTATGGATTACCCCAGCAGATTGTGCTGGTGGAGAAATGGTTTTACCATTTTTCTATCAACGTAATTTCATTAGGGCTAATGTTGCACAGGATTTTATCGATTTAGGGGAATTGAATTATGTTAATTATACTAATATGCAATCAGCTAATGGAGACGCTTCGTTTTCATTTGTCGTTCAAACTTATGCTTGGGCTTCCAATATTGTGCTTTCTGCACCAACATTGGAATTGGCTCTGCAAGGTAAAGATGAATATGGAGATGGACCGGTTTCTAGACCAGCATCTACGATTGCAAAGTATGCAGGGTATTTAACCAAGGTTCCTATTATAGGACCTTTCGCCAAAGCTACTGAAATAGGTGCGTCAGCGATATCTGGTATAGCTAAGTTATTTGGTTGGACTAATGTTCCAGTCATTTCGCCTACTTTACCTTATCGCAATACTCCTTTTCCTCAGTTAGCTTCATCGGAGATAGGTTACCCCGTAGAGAAACTTACATTGGATGCAAAGAATGAATTAACAGTGGATCCCCAATCTTTAGGTTTACCGCCTGATGATGAATTATCCATTCAAAATATTGTGGGAAAACAATCATTCCTAACTACTCAAACGTGGAGTTCATCTCATTTAGTTGGTAGACCACTTTTTACCGCCCGTGTTAGTCCTTTTATGGCAAGAGCACAGGTAGCTACTGCTACTACTGGTAAGATTTGGTTTACACCTATAGGGATGGTCTCTACTCTTTTTGATAATTGGAGAGGTGATATTATTTTCACTTTTAAAGTAATTTGTTCGCAATATCATAAAGGTAGATTGAGAATTTCTTTTGACCCTTCTGGTAGTGATATCAAAACTGACACCAATGATGAATCATTAGCATTTAGCACTATTTTAGATTTAGGTGAATCAACTGAAGCTGAAGTTCGTATCCCATATCAACAAGCATTATCTTGGTTACTTTGTAATGGAGATCTTCGAAGTAATAATTTTACTACAGGATCGTCACCTACAATTAATCGAGATGATACTTTAGATAATGGTATGATTTCAGTAAAGGTTTTGACAACCTTGTCAGCGCCCGTAGGTACAGCAGCAGTTAACCTGTTGGTGTTCGTGAAGGGAGCCGAAAATTTAGAATTTGCTAATCCTATTGATCCATCAAACGGTGGCATTATGACACCATTTACCATTCAGGGAGTAAATGAATACTCACATGTTGACGCAGAATCATCATCGGTAGGTAAAACTACCAATGAAGTTTTAATAGAAAGAAATATAGTCAACTTTGGAGAATCAATTGCATCACTCCGACCATTACTGCGTAGAAGTAATTTGATAGATATCAGGCAGTTAGATCAAAATATTGGTACCACATCGTGGGAAACCTTTAGATTGGTGCAAACAAAGTATCCTCCATACCTAGGTTATGATCCTGATGGAATATTCCTAGCGCAGAAAACATTGACAGCGGGTTCAGCTAAATACAATTATTCGAACGATACACCTTGGCATATAATCACTCAGTGTTTTATTGCTCAACGTGGTTCGACACATTGGCATTATAATGTGAATCTAGATGGTGGTGATAATCTGCATTCTGATAATTTAACGGTAACACGTTTTCAGGATGGAGGAACCACTGCTAGTTTTACATTTTTTACTGAACCAATTGGTAATGATAATGCGGCGGCTCGATATTTCGTCAGGCGTTTGGGCAATACAGCAGCTGGCTGTGCCGTTACAAATCAAAGTACTCAATCCGGGTTAAGCTTTGCTTGTCCAAACTATTCCCCATTTAAGTTTCAGAGCACTAGACCAGAAAATGCAACGAAGCCATCTACAACTTACAATCTTCGAGATGGGTCTAATAGAGAGATGTTTCATATTTATGGAACATGTCCTAGTAGTTTAGTACCCAATCAAAGCCGTATTTTTAGATATTTCGGTGTAGGTACAGATTATAGTTTATATTTTTTCATCTGTGCTCCAGTACTTAATACAATGACAGATTTCCCTTTATCAGCATAATAATTGTGAATACTTAATAGGTAAATATGCAGTTTCGTTATTCAACTTAAAAATAACGCGCCTCCCTGGTGAAGTATGGGACGTTGATACCAACAACGATAAAATAATAGTACACTATGACGTGCCATAGTGGGCACTCCTTTAGGGGGGGGCCGGAAGCAGAATGAATTTTCAAGATTACAATTGGGTTTTTTCCGCTTTCCCAATTGAGCATTGATCTTGAATATTTTGTTCTGTGACCTAAGTAAGGAC